AACTTTATTACAGGATCTACAAGTCCTCTCTTTGAAAAGAAGATGTTCCAGAGAAAACTGATCCCCAATATCCATCAGAAGGGTAACATATACGTAACTTCATCCTGCTTATCTCCGTATGCCCACAGTTCACCGTCTGCGTCCACGAAGGTATCGTCACCCAAGCCATCGTCAATAAACCCAAAAGGAGCCATATCCTGTTCAATTTGGTTTCGTTGTTCATCGTAGATTCTCCTCCTAATGTCTTGGTCGGTCATCTCTTTGAAATATTCTTGCATGACTAACCATGCAAACAATACCATACACATAACGAGGTCATCATGATAACCCTCGTCTGCTTCCCACGCCTGTTTCTTTTGTACAAAAGTAGTTAGCTCTTGGAAGATCTGAAAGTCATTGAATAATAATTTATCTTCTTCTATAATAGCTTTGAGGTTAGAGCAACCAATCTTCTTAACAGTTATACTCATCTTGACTCCTAATTGAGTCTTGTTACCTGAGAACCCTTGACCTACTACTTGACCTGCTCTACCTCTCATAGCACACATGAGTACATTAGGATACTCAAGGTCATAGTTTAATGTTGCTGCTATGCTATCACCAATATCATTAACCTCTACTAGGATGTATGGATTGTTATATTCTTTAGCTACTTGGAAGATGACCGAGGGAAACAGTACAGGTTTAATCTCATTATTTCTGTACTTCGCAACGATCTGATACGGCACACTGGTGATATCAAACACGATGAAAGCAGAATAGTCGCCACCGATACCTCTGGCAACATCGACAGTAATAATATATTCGTGATCTTTTTCTGCTCTCTTATAAATGTCAAGTCCTGCATTGCTAGCTATGGGGTCATGGAATGGAATGTTCTGAAGTTTTGCTGGACTGATTAAAGTGTCAGCAGAACCAAGGAAGTCACATTCAAATTCCTGTGCAAATTGTCGTGGAGATGTATTCTTTAAAGTTTCCTCTTTCCATTTAGCATCTCTACCTGGTACTTGAGACCAGTGTACTTCATTAGTTACGTAACCATTCTTACCTCTCTTAGCATCTTCCCACGTCTTATAGAAGTGGTTCATACCATTAGGAGTTGATATGATAATTACTTTCGTTGACTTACCAGAAGTAATAGTAGGATAAACAGAGGAAAAGAATTGCTCTGCAATATGGTTCGGAATGAAAGCGAACTCGTCGAGGAAGATGATATTGAACGACATGCCTCGGACAGCACTTGCAGACGTAGAAGCAGCCAGAATCTTTGATCCATTTTCGAGTTCGACATTACCTTTGTTCCATACTAATATTCCGTGCTGCATCCATTTTGGTAAATTCTCATATGCTAATTGGAGTCTTCCAAGTAGTTCCCTAGCAGTACTTGCTTTGTTAGCGAGTATACCGATATTGACACTATCATTGAAAATAGCGTAATGTAAAAGGTAAGCCACAACAGTCGTACTCTTACCTGTTTGCCGAGGGAGTTTTGCAATATTAAACCTATTGTTATGAAAATCCATTAAGATTTCCTTCTGGAAATCATACATGGTAAAAGGTACTAGACCTTCATCCAAGTTGATAATCTGCATGTAATTACATGCAAAGTAAAGTGGATCCTCTTTACACTTGATCCATTCCTTGACTTGCTTCTTTGTAAATTGTATCTCAGTACCTGCCTTCTTCAGGTTCGGGTTACCTAGATATACATCACTTGTTACTGCCATACACAGACTCTTTACCTATATATTTATTCAAGAACTGTGAGGGAAGGAGTCGAACCTTCAAGTCCCGCCAGAGACATCAGGGAAACAACCTGACACGTTTACCAGTTTCGTCACCTCACAAGGAAGCCCTTATTTAAGGGCTGAGATGAGACGAGTGACTCCTATACCTCCTCCAGATCTAGGGAAGAAATCAAAGTCAAGGAACTTCTCAAGTTCATCTTCTACTCTTTCCTTACCAAACTTATCAATAATAAGTTGAGCATATCCACCATCTGATATGGTGTAGAATGTATCACGCATTTGTTTCTTGTCGGTACTCCTTTCAGCACTACCGATAGTTTCCATGCCACCTAATATAACGTCAATCTTTCTACTGGTTCCATCATCATTCCTAGACATATTCCAGAAAGGTGATGTCCATTCAGGGAAATCTGTAATCATTCCTCGACTAATCATTTTCTCATGATCATGATTAAGTTCTTTAGTATTGAATTTATTAGCCCAATCATCATAAGTCTTAATCTTATTCTGTTCGTCTAATGGTATACCTAACCATCTACACAATTCAATCTCCATCTCTTCTAATTCTTTAACACCACCCTTCATTTCAAATTCAAACATGGGGAAGATTGTTTCATGTCTTCCTGGTACAGGATTAGGTTCTGCTCTATAAGAAGTGGAGACACAAAAAAATCCTTCTGCTGAAGGATTGGAAAGGAGTTCATGTTCTAACCACATCTGACCTGTTTGTGGTAGTGGCCAAATATTACCACCGTAATTATATGATGCTACTGTTTCAGGGTCTTCACATGCAGCAAGGATACTCAATCTATTCTGAGTATGTACTTCATAGAAATTCTTAGACAAAAAAAATGACCGTAATTCGGTCACCGCCTCTGTGAATTCTTTTGGATCAATCAGACTTGTCATTATTTTTAGTCAAACTAGTTTATTTAGCAGATGGAGTATTCAAAATCCATATCCAAATAAAAAATAATACCATAATTGTGAATATCCTAATATTTTCACCGTTAACTATAATCACAATACTTGAATTACACCTGCTATATCTGGAATCTCTTCCATTAACTTACGTTCTATACCCTGCTTTAATGTTATGGAACTCATAGCACATGTAGAACAAGCACCACCAAGTCTTACCTTAACGAATGCTCCTTCTGCTTGATAGTCTGTCTCAACATATTCTAACCATCCACCATCTGCTTCAATGTATGGTAATAGTTCTTCTAGAACTGCTATTACATTATCATCGTTGAGTTCCATTTTCGTTGCTAATCTATGTTGTCTCTTAAGATACTCATAATAGGTATCTTCTTTAGGACTCGTCAAGAGTCCCATGCGCTCTCCTAATTTCACGAAGTTCCTCGAAGTCTTTCTTCTTAGTTCCACCATCATATTCCCAAGCATAACCTTCCTGAATCATTTGTTCATTTAGTGAAAGATCAGAATCGCCAACGTAGAGCCAACCAAGAAGCCTGCCATACTTCCCAACGCCACCCTTAAGTTCTGTTCTAATAGTGAGTTCATTTGTCGAATTCTCCACAGTATCAGTTAACGTTCCTTTCATCCAATTGGTAGCATCAATTCCTAATGCTTTCTCTTCTAAGTCCCGTGTCCTCTTCTCAGGAGTGTCCACTCCTGCAATTCTTACCCGTTCTTTTTTGTATAAATCAAATCCAAGATCTATTGTTACGTCAATTGTATCTCCATCAAGAACTTTATCAATCGACACTACTCGGAAATTGTAACAACTCTTCCGACTCGGTGGTATCATCGCTCCCATAGTTGAATTCCTTAAGTGAGCTATTTATCATATCTCCAATTGGAGTCCTATCTTTCTTAGACTCATGCTCTCTTATCTTCTGGATCCACTCACCTGTAGGAAAGTCATGTCCCATATGTGCATCTGCCTTTGGTGCAAATGCAGTAGTACCTACGATACCACCAGCACCAATACCAATAGCACTAACAATAGCAACTACCTTTTCATTAGCACGAACTCTAAGGGTGAGCTCCTTCACATGTCCCATCATGTGTTCTACTTTCGCTTCCAAGATTGCTATCTTCGTCTCTTGGCTGTGTTCTGTCGTCATAAGTCATTATCCAATAAATTAAGTATCCTACTCCACTGAGTAGAATGCCTAGCATAATATTTATAGACCAAACTACTTCGCTCATAGTACTAATCCGTTATTCCATATTTTGTTAAATCATACTTAGGCAACTTCAATGGTTCATGTTTAACTACAGGTGGTTTACCTATCATATCCTCAAGGTCACCTACTATCTTCTTCTTAGAGATATGATATGGTGTTGGTGCATTTTGTAAGCACACTTGTAAACACAGTAGTTGTTCGTCAGTAAATGTGAATGTATTACTCAACGTGGATAACTCCTTTCATACCTGCACCAGCGTGAGGTTCGCATTGGAATTCATAATTACCTGCTTCTGTAAAAGTAACAGGGAATTGCTCTCCACTCATGAATGCTAAGTCAGAATGACTTAACTCATCATGCTCAAGGAATACTACATTGTGAGGAGGTAAATCCCCATTAGTAAATGTAACTGTATCACCGACACTAACGGTGACTTCATTTGGTTCAAAGATTAGGTTGCCGTTAGCACCCATTTGTATACCTGCGTCAGCAGCATATGCTGACGATGCTAATGTAAAAGAAAGAAATAGCGATGTTAACATTATAGTTAACCTTGACATCCACCACATAATTTCATGTTTGTATTTTGTTATAGTTTTCATTATACTACATCCTTCATACAATAGTCAATAAAATGAGGATGATCGTGTAGATACGATACATCCTCTTTGCTGTGTTCTATTGCGGAGTATGCATCTTCTGCATACTCACAGATTTCGTAATGATGTTGTTCCGTATCGTGGTAACCTACGGTGTAATGAGTCATTTGCTTGTAGCACAGTACCCTTGGTCACATAGAGTTCTCAGTTTGTTTATGATGTGTTCGTACTCATCCCACATATACTCAGATCCAGAAGTCTCTTGAGCTAAGTGACATGCTTTA